TACAGATGGCATTTTCCAAGGGGATTTTATCGGTTTCGGTGGATCTGACGAATATACTCCCAACACAATCACCTACAAGTTTCCAACAGTAATCGATCAAAATATCATCGTTGCTCCACATACTTTCTACACTGCAGAGAGTGACTTAAGGGATGCAATCGCACACCCGATGAAGTTCACTATCACCGACACAGTTTACTGTAAGTTTGTGAAACCCCGTGCCCGTATTTTCTCTGGCAATTATATCACCTGTGCCGGTTCGTTTGGTGACATCTCCGAACCCATTCAGTTTGCAAAGGTAATGGCACAGAATGTTCAGTTTGTCGATGATAAGCAAGCAAAGAAGATTAAGCAGCAACTGAATGCATGTATCCGTGAGAATCGTCCCGTCGTGAATGATGATTTTGACTGCGATCCTCTTCTGCTTGGGTTATGGGCACTCGTGAAATCTATCAAAGATGATGCACTCTTTCTCTGCCGTAATGATGGACCGGAAGCATACATCGGTCAGGATCGAATTGACTCTGAGGGTTATGTAATGCACAATGAGTTCGGTGCATATAAGTTGGTGAATCGTCGTCTCTTCAGTTATGCCAACTTCAACAACAATCGTTTCCAAACTGCATCATGAAACATCTCAAAGAACTCTCAAAGTATATGCAATCTGAAGGATTTGAGTTACAACGACAGAAAAATCATTTGGTTTGGAGGCATTACACAGGGGTGAAGATTCATACGGCATCAACACCATCCTGCCGTCATTCTTTGAATCAGGTTAAACGTGATGTGCGACGCAAATTGATACAAATAGGCATTCGTTCGTGAATCACCAGTTAGGGGGTATTATGCCCCCTTATGTGTTGCCCGCCGTGTATATAAAACCATGGGTCCCTCATAAGCTATAAACGACCCAGACCGACCTCTCTATATCAGTCTCATAAAAAAAATTTTTCATATATAAAAAATGGCAACAAGGTTCAAAGATATGCAAAAAAATCCGCAGGAAAATTTTACAACGATAGAGATCGATCCAGTGACTGGGGAGCATTATATTACAATACCTGAGTGGATTTGTGATGAAAGGGGGTGGTACGAGGGAGTAGAAGTAAACATCGAGGTTGAGAATGACTGTATTATTATTCGAGATCTTGAATGATTGACTTTGTATAGATAGAGTGTTATGATATTGACGTAGTTACTTACTATTATGGCTAAAGGATTTACTGTAAAAGCAAAGACACCCAAAGCGTCTGAGAGCACGCAAGAATGGGACTATGAAAAAGCAAAAGAAATGGTGAAAGGCAAGGCCATTGTGTTTTGCCTACCCGGTAGAGGAGTTTCTTATACATATCTCAAAAATTTTGTACAACTTTGTTTTGATTTGGTACAGGCAGGAGCAAGTATTCAAATCTCACAAGACTACAGTTCAATGGTAAACTTCGCACGTTGCAAGTGCCTTGGGGCAAATGTGCTGCGTGGACCCGATCAGATTCCATGGGACGGTAAGTTAAACTATGATTATCAGTTATGGATTGATAGTGACATTGTGTTTACCACTGAGAAGTTCTATCAGTTAGTTCTGATGGATCAGGACATTGCGAGTGGATGGTATATGACTGAGGACGGTCGTACCACGAGTGTTGCACACTGGATGGAAGAGGATGATTTCCGTAACAATGGTGGAGTGATGAATCATGAAACTGGTGAGAGTATCTCCAAGCGTCGCAAACCATTCACTGTTGATTATGCAGGATTTGGATGGTTATTGATTAAGCATGGAGTCTTTGAGCACGAAGACATGAAGTATCCATGGTTTGCACCAAAGATGCAAGTCTTTGAGTCTGGAGAGGTTCAGGACATGTGTGGAGAGGATGTAAGTTTCTGTCTGGATGCAAAGGAAGCAGGATTTGAGATTTGGTGTGATCCTCGCATTCGCGTTGGACACGAAAAGACTCGGGTGATCTGATGATACAGACAGAGTATACAATTCTCCACAAAGGGAAAGTTCTTCATAAAGGATTGACGGAGGAGGAATACTTTGATACAATGGAGGACCTTTCGATAGAGTTTTATCAGAAAGGTTCTCCAAAACCACAAGATTTGGAAACTAAGATTAATAAGATTTAAGGAGTGATTATGGCAGTACGTTCAAAGGTTGGATTGGTCAAAGACGGTTTTATGCCTGGGAAACCCAAAAAAACTCGTCAAGGAAGTGGTAAGCACACGAAGTATGCAGCTACATCTCGTAATGGGAAGGGTAAGATGTATCGGGGTCAAGGTCGATAATACATACTTAAAGTAATGTAAAAGCACCATGGCATGTTTGATAGCAAATCTTCCTTCAATGGAAGTATGGGTTCGCAAAGAATATCTAACGGATCATCAAAGTGGACATGGTGAATTCGTAAAGGGCGTTTGGGTATCGGTTAAATCGATTCCTGGACGTGCTTTTTATTTTGAGACTTATTTGCCAGAGTATGCGGCAATGTATGACAAATTGCCCATCAGTGCCTTCGTATCGGATACAAAAACCCCTTCTCCTGATATGAGCCTACCAAATCTACAGTTTTGGAATTGTATGGATTATGGGGTTGTTTCGGTGGATAAAAAATTCATTGGTTCAATGGACTTTGAGTGTTATACAAGAGATCATGGAATCGTAAAAGGTACTTATATCTGTACAATTGATAATTATCATCACGATCCCGACTATGTTGACTATGCCACAAGTGAAAATCCTGCCGAACATAAGTCTCATAACTTGATTGAACTTGAGAATGGGCAGTATGCACTGTATCCAAACAACAGATTACGTATTTTTGATAATAGTTTAACACCTGTTAATCCTAAAATGCCCGATTTCAAGGTTTCAACGCAATATTATCAAGTTGAAAACGGAAATGATCGACTTGGAATGGGTCGTGAAGACGAATATTTCTGGAAAACTGCAAAAGAACGTGAAGAAACTCTCAAAGAGGGTGAAAATAAATAAAAATAGGGATAGCAACCCCTCAAAAAGTTCTGATTTTCAATAATCAGGAGCAAAAATGGGAAATTCACCCGTCGATAGAAGTAAAGATTACATGAAGTCTATGTGGGGAACATCAAGTTTAACAACAGATTATTGGTCAATGCCACAAAAAACGAATGATCCCGAAGAATTGGTAATTCAAGAGGTTATGCACGACCGTCCAAAACGTTATAACTTAAAAAAACAAGCAGAACTGCACGAAAAAATTCGCAATGATGATTGGGAGCACGGGATCGAACCAACTTATGAATGAGGGTATAAATAAAGTCAGAAAACTCTAGTCAAAATGGCAAATCGGAGAGTATCTAGAGCATTCAAAGATATTAGTTTATCATTTGAACCCCATCCTATTACAAATGATCTGCGAGTTCTCAAAAATGAGTCGGCAATTCGTAGATCTGTGAGAAATATTGTTCAAACAATACCTACCGAAAAGTTTTTTAACTCATTATTTGGGTCTGATATAAGAAAAAGTCTATTTGAATTTATTGATTTTGGTACTGCATCAGTGATCAGTGACCAAATTCAAATATCGATTGAAAATTTCGAACCAAGAGTTGATAATTTGCAGGTTCAAGTATTTCCGATACCAGATCAAAATGCTTTTAATGTGAATGTAATTTTCGATATTATTGGGCAAGAGTTTCCAACACAAGAATATTCATTCCTATTAGAGGCAACAAGATAATATGCCTTTTACAAAATTTACAGATCTCGATTTCGATCAAATAAAAGAGTCTATTCGGAGTTATCTCCGTGCTAATTCTGATTTTACAGGATTTGATTTTGAGGGCTCTAATTTTTCCGTATTGATCGATACTCTTGCATATAACACATATATCACTGCATTCAACTCTAATATGGTTGTAAATGAGTCTTTCTTAGACTCTGCAACCCTCCGTGAGAACGTTGTATCCCTTGCAAGGAACATTGGGTACGTACCAAAGTCAAGAACTGCTGCAAAGGCATCTGTTACCTTTACAGTGAATGTAAGAAATACAACCACACCAACACTAGTATTGAAAAGAGGTCTTACTTGTGTTGGAAACACTAATGATACGTCATATGTATTTTCAATTTTAGAGGATATTCAGTTACCAACTACAGTAACAGATGTTACAATAGATGGTGTTCCTGTAACCCAAAGAACTGCAACATTTGAAAATATTGAAGTAAGTCAAGGAACATATCTTACAAAACAATTTGTTGTTAATTCTTCTCTTGACCAGAGATTTATTCTTGATAACTCTTTTATTGATACATCAACAATTAAAGTATATGTAAAGAAAGAAGGAGATTCTGGATTAGGTTTAGAATATAAATTGATCAATAACATTACTAATGCAACTGAATCTTCGTATATTTACCTGATTCAAGAAATTCAGGATGAAAAATATCAACTCTTATTTGGTGATGGACTAATTGGTAGAAAATTGGAAACTGGTGAAATTATTACGGTAAACTATTTGGTTACAGATGGGAAGGATGGTAATGGATCCGCAAACTTCTCTTTCTCTGGAAGAATAGTTGATAGCAATGATGATCCAGTCTCACCCCAACCATTCACTGTTACAACAGTACAATCAT